GGGGGAGCGGTTGTTCCGTACACAATCACCAAGAATTGCCCGTGTAAGGACTGCGAGAATGAAAAACCATGCGGAATACTAGGTTTAACCTGTAAATCCTACAGAATATGGCAGAATTGTAGGGGTAATGGATATAAGAAACAACCCCGCATCCCCGATGAATACCTAGATGGAACTATTCCAGGCCCAGGCGTCATATGAAAGTAGTTTCTCTTTTTGATTTATCTGGGAATATTGTTAAACCGTGGGCAGATGCCGGATATGATTGTTGGGTTATAGATATACAGCACAAGAACTATTTAGAGGTAAGCAACGAAGAAGGTTGCATTCATTATGTGCCGTGGGATTTGTCTACTCCTTGGCTGCCCCCTTTTGAACGTGAGGAAATAGCATTCGTATCCTGTTTCCCACCCTGCGATCATCTAAGTGTGAGCGGGGCTAGGTGGATGAAGGGTAAGGGCTTGCGTAAGCTCTCCCATGCGATCCAGTTATTTGCTACCGCTGTAGAGTTCTGCGAGTGGTCAAAAGCACCCTATTTTATTGAAAACCCTGTAAGCACTATCTCTACCTATTGGAGAAAACCTGATTACAAATTTCATCCTTATCAATACTCCATGTTTGATGCAACAGATCATTACAGCAAGGACACTTGTTTATGGGTTGGGGGGGGGTTTGTGATGCCGGATAAAAGCCAAGCTGATCTAGGTGAGCCTGATGATAGAATTCACAAGGCTGCTCCTGGGCCAGAAAGAGCAAACTTTAGAAGTAAAACCCCTCATGGATTTGCTAAAGCGGTGTTTCTAGCCAATGACCCCAACAAACCGCTCGATTAAGAAGCTGGAAGAAGAAGGCTGGATTCCACAAGTGGTGGAACAGTGGATACCTTATGCAAAAAAAAGGCGGGATTTGTTTGGTTTTATTGACATTTTAGCCATAAAAAACGCAGATGTCCTGGCTGTCCAGGCAACAACCAGATCGCACGTATCAGACAGGGTAAAGAAAATAGAAAACTCTAAATATGTGGATGCTGTAAGGAAATGCGCTTGGTCTATAGAGGTGTGGGGTTGGTATCAGGCTAAAGACGGTGATTGGAAGGTAAGGATAGTGGACTGCTCATAATGAAAATAGGACTTTACGATGTAGATAGCAAAATACCAAATCTAGCGTTAATGAAGTTATCTGCTCATCATAAAAATATTGGGGATGAAGTATCTATGTATTTACCCATTTTGCATAAAACTTACGATAAGGTTTATGCTAGTAAGATATTTAATTTTAGCGATGATTCTTTTATTACCGATGATATGGTAGCCGGTGGAACGGGTCTGGATATGTCTATAGTTCTACCAGCTAATATTGAGGATTTAGTGCCAGATTATTCGTTGTATAGATATCCTCACAATATCGGATTTACGATGCGTGGGTGCAGATTAAAATGTAAATTTTGTGTGGTTCCCCAAAAAGAAGGAAGCCCATTTTCTACTAATACTATTGAGGAGATATGGACGCAGCGGGATTCTAATTTTATAGTCTTATTGGATAATGATTTTTTTGGAAACCCAGATTGGAGAGATAGGATTGATGAGTTAAATGCTCTAAAACTAAAGGTAAATTTTTCTCAAGGGATTAATATAAGAAATCTTACAGAAGAACAGGCATCTGCTTTAGCAAGTGTAAATTTCAAGAATCTACACAATACATCGAAACAGGTTTATTTTGCCTGGGATGACGCTAGACATGAAAAACTGATCCATCGTGGTATTCGTAGATGTGTAGAAGCTGGTATTAAACCTTATCAAATGGCTTTTTATGTGCTTATTGGGTTTAATTCCACTCCAGAACAGGATTTGCATAGAGTGGAAACATTGCGTACTTATGGGTGCGATCCGTATGCAATGCCCTATGATAAAGAAGATATTTACCAAAAAAGATTTACAAGATGGGTTAATCATAAAGCGATATTTAAGTCAGTTCCGTGGAAAGATTATAGGTGATTGTCGATCTAAACCCTTATGAATGCTCTGTCGTGAGCTTCCTAGCTGAGAAACGGCAGAATAAGGTAAAGCATAAGATTTCTGACAAATCTCAAGCTGCCATTGATATAGAAGGTGTCGGGGGTGAATTTGCTTTCTATAAGGCTTTTAACATATACCCAGATTTTGATATTGATCCCAGGGAATACGATGCTATGCTGCCAAGCGGGGTTAGTGTCGATGTCAAGACCACTGTATATAAACGGGGGAAGCTGATAGGTGAAAAAAAGAAAATTGATTATGCTACCGATATTTATTTCCTTATAATCGTGCTGCTACCATACAGGCAGTTTGAAACAATAGGCTGGGCAACAAAAGAGGAACTATTTGATAAAGCCAATTACGGGGATCATTTTGGTCGGGGGAAATGTTACGCAATCCCACAAGAAAAACTAAGAAATGAAAGTGATTTGTGGAAATACTCAAACTCTTAACCGTATCATCCCCTAAGATGGAGATTCGATCTCGCTCAAAGGATGATCTGACCCCTTCTGATGTAGCCCATGCGCTGGCTAAACTCCCAGACCATGTTTCCCTGTTTGCCCGTGTTGTGTATCTGCAAGAGGGGAGTGAAGAAAAACTGATAAATACCCTGGTTCCTTTCGTTGAAAAAGAGGGTTGGCATTATTTTGCACCAAAAAAGGGCAAACATAAGGCTAAAGACTTTAATCTACGGTCTTTTATTTCTTTAGGTCTGGATGAGGCCAAGAAAGAAAACCGCTGCCCTACCTGTAAGGGTATACCCCGTGTTGGTGCTTTCACCTGTAAAACCTGTGAGGGGAGTGGAGTGCGCCGACCATCCAACGGTAAAAGGGCTAATTTTGTCAACATGGATCGACGTAACTTTGCCCGTCGATGGTTGCTGCCCTACACTAAAACTGTTCTGCCTGTAATCAGTGATTGTGAACAAAAATTAAAAACCTTACAAATATGGTTGAAATAAGACCACATATAAGGTAATATATTTACTAAGATGAAAGAATACTCGGTAACCCTGCTTTTAGCGGGGTTTTTTATTGATAGTAAAGGACATTGCTACAGGACAACTCGTTGAAATTGAAAACGACCTGGATGATTTGGAGTTATACGGATATGAGGAAGCGATAACAAACGACGATTCGCTGTGGTTCAGCGCACAAGACCCCGCTTGGCTAGAAAAGAAGCGACTAGACAAACGGGGTGAGATTGTGTGGAACTTTGATGATAAAACTATTCATTAACATTTAGGATATGTACATCTGCATCTGCATCAAAATATCCATCAAAGAACTTTAAGGCATCTTTTCTGGTATCGAATTCCAGCGGCCCGTCCTTGTCTGTAAGTCTGGCTAAACCATCGCAGCCATCATCATCACAAGGCATAAAGATACCGAATTTATTTTTTTCAGCCATGATTAACTCCCTAATTCAAGTGTGATTGTATTGTCTGAAACTTTGTAGTGTTCCAGGAAAATGTGGGAATCTCCAGTTTCCCCGATCCATTGATCCAGAGCATCCATCAATGCTCCGACTGTCGGGTTATTAAAACTATCTGATTCCCAATGATGGTCAAACATATGAATGGTTACAGTCCAAAGACCCTCTGCAATCATATGACTGTATTTCTGACCTGTAGCATTTACCGCTTGCTGCATGGTTAGTTCTCCTTGTCATCTAAAATTAACCAATAAGAGTGCCAATCGTATACGTTACCGTGTTCATCTTCATATTCGCATGGTAGTGCGGCAAAATGTTTCACATGGTCTATGATAAAATCAACTAATAAACTCTTTTTGGGTAATGGTTGTGAGTCAGTCATGGTTAGTTCTCCTTAAAGAATTGTTAATACCACTACGATAACAGCTATACAGAACACAGCAAACAACCAAAGGCATGAGGTATAGATTAACCAATCTTTTGTGCCTATGATCTTTTTAAGGGCGATCAAGCCAACAGTATTAGACATCAGTATTCACTCGCTTCCATGATGGTTAGAACGCGAGTCGTTACAGCATCGTTTGTCGGATCATCCGACCCATATTCTAAATTAGCATCATAGTAGTCGATTTTCCAGAAGTATTTAGTATTTACGAAGTCAATAGCTCCAAAATCATGTTCGTCGAAAGGGTCGTTATCCTTACTAAAATCTGAAAATGTACTGACTTGCTGCATCAATGATTTTTGGTCTATCGGATCAAGCGCAGAAACAGATAAAGACATTACTACCTTGTTTTTTGAGAATTTACCAGGATTACTCCTAAATTCATCATTCATTTGTGCGATTGTCATTATTCACTCCTTAAT